GATAACGAGCGCATCAGCGATGAAGTTGAGCGTCTGGCGAAGAAAGCCAACCCGTTCATTTCAGCGCTGGCAGCTATTGATGCAGATGAGCATACCGCTGACGCTATCAACTACCTCGAAGGCCATAGCATCGCGTTTCAGGACGCATCCGAGGGTTGGTGGATTGATGCGCTGACCGAGCGCGTTACTGCCGAGTACGCCATCGGCATCTTCAAGGCACGGCATTCACACAGGGAGGCAGCGTAATGTCATTCGATATCGTCAGTTTCGTTAAGCAGCAGGAGCCGCTGTTTTGCGGCGCTATGACCGACCAGACGGTCACGTGGGCTAAGGAAAGCCAGTTTGCCATCCAGCTGTTTCAGAAAAACGACTTCCTCGCGAAGACGGCAATCAACAACCCTACCAGCGCGCAGAACGCCATCATCAACGTTGCGGCCATCGGCATCACGCTGAACCCGGCGAGCAAGCTGGCGTACCTGGTGCCACGAGATGGGATGGTATGCCTCGACATCAGCTATATGGGCCTGCTTCATCTGGCTCAGTCGTCCGGCTCAATTAAATGGGGTCAGTGCAAGCTGGTATGCGCCAACGACACATACGAATCCAATGGACTGGATAAAGCGCCAACACACAAATACAACGCGTTCGGCGACCGCGGCGAAGTGGTCGGTGGTTACTGTACCGTTAAAACGCCTGATGGCGATTACCTCACGGAAGAGATGAGCCTGGCGGAAATCAAAGCAGTGGAAGCTACCAGCAAGGCTAAGAATGGGCCCTGGAAAAACTTCTGGGAAGAGATGGCCAGGAAGACCATCGTTAAGCGCGCCAGCAAATACTGGCCTAAAGCGCAGCGTCTGGATAACGCTATTCATCTGCTTAACGATGATGAAGGTATGCATCAGGAGCCAGTCATGGCCTACCACTCAGAAGAGCAAATCAGGGAAGACGAGCGCAAGCGCCAGCAGGATGTCATTGATAAAGCCAGTGACCTTTGCGATGAAATGGCTCAGTCCGAAACTATGGACGACCTCAAGCGGAAATTTGCAGAGGCGTACAAGCTGACATCCGGCATGAAGTTGCAGCAAAACGTCCAGGCAGTATACGCAGAATGCAAAGTGAAACTGGAGGCGGCCAATGAGCAAACTGTATGAGGTTGCCAGCGACTACGCCAGGCTGATGGATGCTGATATCGACCCGGAAACCATGGCAGACACCCTCGAAGGGATTGAGGGTGAACTGGCCGATAAAATAGAGCAACTGCTTGCCATCTGCAAAAACGAATCGACGTATGCGGAGCGCCTCAGGGATGAGGCAAAGAACCTGACCGAGCGCGCAGTGAGTATCGAAAACAAGGTCGCAAATATCCGCGCCTACATCGCTACATCACTAGAAACTGCCGGTAAGAAATCAATCCGCGCGGGCATTCACCAGGTAACAGTCCGCGCGCCTTGCCGTTCTGTAGAGATAACCGACAGCGCCCTGCTCCCACCTGAATACGTCGAATACGATACGGTGATTAAGCCGGATAAGCTGGCTATCAAACACCTGCTTGAGGGCGGCAAGGATGTGCCTGGCGCGACACTGAAGACTGGTAAACCATCGCTGTTAATCAGGTAGCCGCCATGAGCGAGCCATTCAAAAAACGCCGTGGCAATCAGCAGACGCTTGGCCGCAACTGGACTACCAAAGAGTTAAACCTCATTAAATCACTGGCCGGCACCGTCCATCCTAAAGTCATCGCCCGCCAGTTAAACCGCTCATACGAATCTATCCGCCAGATGGCAAAGCGCGAGCACATCAGCCTGCGTCGCGTTTAATCGTGCGCCACGGACGGCGCGAGGAAACCCCATGATTACACATGACCCGCTTATCACACCAAGCGAGCTACAGGCTCGCGTCAAATCTCAGCCGATGCCGAGCCGCGAAGAGTTAATGGCGCGCAACAGCTTCGGCTCTGTGAATAACAACCGCTATCTGAATCGCTGGTTTGGAGCGAAGAAATGAACAACGACGAATTAATCGCAGCTGGTCACGAGCTGGCGAAGTGCCTCGACAGCGATACACCGCTGATGGATATCGCGCCGCTGCTGAGCAAGATGGCGACGCAACTGGATGTTACCACCGCAGCGCTGCGCGAAAAGACGAAGCAGTGCGAGAAGTTGGCGGCGGAGAATGCGGTTCTGAAATCAAAAGGCCGCGAGTTGCTCAAGGAGGTGTGCGTCGTTTACGAAAAATATAACGCCAGTATCGATCCAGAAAATGGAAATTTCATGGACGGGCAAACGCTGCATGAGTTTCAGTTTTTGATGGATTTTGAAACCCCAGCCAATGACGCATTCCTGCGCGAAGTGCGGGCGCAGGGCGTGGAGATGTTCTCTAAGCAGCAGCGTTCGTATATCGGCAATCCGAGCAAGAATGATGCTGCGTCAAGTTATTGCTCTAGAGAGGCGCTCAAGTTTTCTGACCTTCTGCGTCAAGGCGGTGCCGCATGACCATCGACACAGCAAAACTGAAAGCGGTGCCGCGACATTCTGTAGACGGCTATGGACGTCAGGATATTTCCTACAACGACCCGGAAGGGGAATTTGTTTTTTACAGCGATTATGAAGCGCTGAAAGATGCGCTGGAAGCCGCGCATAAGCGCATCGCTGAGCTGGAGGCTCGTGAGCGACATAACGAGCGCCAACGCGTTATCGATGGCCTGGCTGCTGCTGGCGAGCCGTGGGAAGAAATTCAGGAATACATGAAAGCCTGGGACGAGGCTCGCGCCGCGGGCATCAATCTTGAGGCAGGGGGTGACGCGTGAGCGAAATAAGCAAAGCGGCGCTGGCTGAAGCGTGCGAAGAGAAAGTGAAGCAGCTTGAGTTTTCGGTTAAACAGAGCGCGTTTGATTCAGTCAGGCAGGAGCTTGAGACTGAATTACAGATTGCGCGTGTAGCACTCGCCGCGCTGCGGGAGCAGGCGGAGCCTGTGGCGTGGACTGAGAAATGTGAAATCACAAATATGCAGGCTACCGGACTTTACTTGCGAGGGTTTCCTGATAGCTCGCAGGGTCGTGATATTCCCCTCTACACCGCACCGCCCGCGCCGGTTGTGCCTGATGAGCTTGTCTACAAGCTTCTGGATATTGCGAAAAGAGCCGCTGAGGAAGCAGACGAATGCGCTAATGCCGAGTTTAGCGACAACTCGATGAAGCACGCTCGCGAAATTGCTGAATGGGAAAGACGCGCCGCCATGCTCAACCAGGTGCAGCCGGTAGCCGAAACCGACACCACCAGCCAGCAGTATGGAAGCCTGGCTAAGGACGGTGAGTGATGGCTGAAACATTCAAAAAGGGCCAGATGGTTCCGAAGCGCCTGAAACTGGCTCTAACCCACCGCAAGGTGCAGCACCGCATCACCTTCGGTTGCGATGTTGTGGTGGATGGCCGGGTGATTAAACCCGTTCGGCCGGATGATGGGCCGATCTTCACGCTGCCCAGCCGCGTGGCGCGGCGCTGGAATAATGGAACCTGGCAGGCGTTAAGCATCACGTTTGAAAACGTTTTTATCGTGAGCGCTGCCGGAAGCGCCGGGCAAGGAGGGGTGATGGATATCGAGTACTGGCCGGATGATCTGCGTCTCGGCGTGAAGATGGCTAATGCGATGACGCCAGTCAAGGAGGTGAATTGATGGAGAACAGATACATTTACCATTACTGCGCTGCAAACGGTAATGCTCAATTGTCAGGGATAGCGCAGTTAGCATTCCGCATCAAATCTCAAGACGACCTGAACAAACTGAAGGAGCTGATTTCGGGTCTGGACTTTGAGCCAAAGGCAATTATCTCGCTGTCATATCTGGGTAGAGAGAATGACGCCTAAATAATTAGATGCCGGAATGTTTGTCATTCTTAGCGCATTAGCGCGATCGCGCCTCTAACGGAATCCCCCTCCACGAATTGACAGCCCGCCCACCTCAATTTACTGTATATAAATACAGTTATTTTGGGGTGCGTCATGAGCAAAGACTCGGACTATCTGATTATCTACAGGGGCGAGATACATCACCGCATTACGCTCGGTAGATGGGTGCTGATTCAGCGCGCTAAGGAGTACGGCGGCGGGTGGTGGCTGGGGAAGGCATACGGTGATGTTTTTATGCTGGAGTTTGAGAAGCCATGTTCGATGACCGCAGCATCGGAATACATCATGTCGCATGGAAGGATGAGCACATTCCCGCCGTGGGA